ACCGGGAGGGAGGACACCTCTCAGTACATCCACCTGTCCGGTAATGTCATTGATCCTTGCGATATCCCCCTGTTGTGTGGAGAAGAGGGAAGCTACCGTATTCAAGTTAGGAGTAAGCCACTCCGGCCGGAAGGGATAGATATACCTCAAACACATACCCGGTCTGGCCGTAACATTCCTCTCCTTGATCCCGGAATCTGTAGGAATCAAGAAGATAGGATTCCCGGTAAGTCTAAGGATATCCAAGAGTGCTTGTTCCCTAAGGTTGATGTAACTCTGCATGGAGGAGATATCTGCCAACAGGCCATTAGGCCATACCGTCTTGGTATCCGGGTAAAGGTGAAAGAGAACATAGGGTAGTTCCTTGGCAGAGAGAGTAGCCCCAAAGGGGTTCTTCTCGGAGGAAACTACCTTTTCTCCCACAATCCTGTGAAGCCATAGATCTTCCCCGTCCCGATGCCAGTAATGAACTACAAGAATCTCCTCCTGTGTGTGAGTCTGACCAATACTTCCCACCGGCTCATGAAGGAACGAACCCGACAGATCCGCTTTGGTAATCATGAAGCTGGTGATGGTGGGATTCGAGGTAATGAACGCATCCGCGAAGGTGTAGGCATCTTGCGCCGGAAGGGTGGGGGCTTGATCGATAGCTTCCTGCGCCTGCGTATCCTTGACTTTGGCGAAATATCTTTTGGCTGCATTACGGGTCATGACATCAATTTGGGCCACCCAATCCGCATCCTCCAAGTTGGATGCTCCCGGTTGAACCACAAACCGGTGTGGTTCAATAACCTTGATCTCAGGGAGTCGGTCATAGACCCCTCCTATGAAGAGAATTCCTGTCCCGGTTACAATCGCTTCCTTCTGTGCTTGAGACCATCGGGAAGAGAGGGGGATGGTCTCATTCCAGTAATCAAATACTGCAGTCCGTACCCTAGCCAAATCTGCATCATCAGGAGTCCGGGGGAGACAAACCAGACGTGGGCGAGAAGCAGTTAGATGAGCAAGCCGTGTTTCTGCTGCTGCTTTACAGTAATTCAATACAGGCTTGGATGCTTCCTTTGGAGTGTCCAAAGGCCAATGCTTGGAGTAGTAAAGCTTCCAATAGACCCCCGCATTCTCCCGGTACTTGGCCCGGTATCGGATACCATCATCAATCTGGGTAAGGATCTCTCGAACATCTAACTCCATCCGTTCCCTTTATCAACTAGGTTATCCTGCTTCATGACCTTGCGAACATCTGCTGTAGTGTGGACCTCTTTCCCGAGGGTAAACTCCCACTCTTTCCGTTCTTTCTCACTCAAGGAGGGTGAGGTTGGTCCTTTGATACCGGACCAGAGACTGCCATAGTCAAACCCCATTGGGGAGTCATGACAGGCTGGAGCTAGTCCCTCCGGCTTATCCACCACTCCCGCTGAGATCAGAGATTCTCGTCTTCCGCACACGGAGCATCGATAGGGGTAGATTGGCATAGATCCCTCGGAGTAAAGGTAGGAGTGTTGGAGGAAGTATAAAGACTTGGGTCAGACGGAGTAAGGGTAAAGACCGCCTCTCGGGGATTCTCCAGTTCCCGTACCCTAGTTTCCAACCTTTCAACGGCCTGTTCTAGTTCGATAACCCGGATGGCAATTTGAGAGGTGTTACAGTATTTCTGGTAACAATCCGGGCAGACTTCCTTATTCTCTGCAAGGAACATAGCCCGGTTGACCGTCTTCTGGCAGGAATAACACACCTTGTCGTACAGCATTCTACACCCAAAATTGCTCCCACTCGGGAGACTCACTAACATTATACCTGTTATCCACCCCTGTAACTCCGGTCATCAACCGTTCGGGGCTATTGGCCCGTAGGGCATATCGTAGAGCATCACAAGCGTCTCTCCCCTTATCCGAGGGTTCATCCTTACTGGTCTTGTTTCTCCACCCTCCCATCGACCGGATCAAGACCTCACAGCATGGGTCTATCCGTAGTTTGAATCTTCCATCCCTGCCCGTCTCCGACAAGAGCCGGGAGATGAGTCTTACTCCGCTCATCAGTTCTTCTCCTTTGTTGGAGTAACTCATAGGAGCAGGGACTAGGGGAACTCCCTCTCGTTGTAGTTCCATCCGGGGTTGTAGCATGTTCGGGTCACAATAGTACGCAGTAACGTATGGGGAGAGAGGGTGGGATTTCAACCTCATTGCGTGAATGTCTGCTGTCTTGTACTTAGCTACATACTCTGCAATCACATGGTAGTAGTCTTCCTTCTCCAAGATCCAGACACACACAAAGTCATGGGAATATCCAAAGTCAATCCCACAGAACAACTTTCCCCCGGCGAGGGAACCATCCCATTTGACGGTGTGCATCCCTCGATCAAACATAGGGAGGACCAGATCCCCCAGATCAATGAATTCCCCATAGACTTCCTGCCTAGCCAATTCGGGTCCAACAGACTCTTCAAATGCTTTTACCTCTTCCGGGGAAAGGTTATTGTTGTCATAAGTAGTCACCCCTGTAAGAGCCGCATACTGGGGGTCAACCCCCACCTTGGACATGAACTCAGAGAACAACCAGTGTTTCTTTCCCATCGGAGTGGTAGTCATAATCATTTTCCCACGAGTATCAATCAAGTTACCCATAAGAATGGTGTAAGCATCTTTGGAGATATCTCTGGACTCATCAATCCAAACCCAACCCACATTCGTCCCCCGCATGTGGTTAGGATCATCTGCTGAGCGTAGTTCTACTCGATAGTAGGGTACAGGCATCCCCTCAGGGGGAGCAAGCAAGAGAGCTTTCTCTGCTCGGATTTCATTCCGAATAAAGGGGGAAGCGGCCATACGGAACCAATCCCAAGCTCCCCCTTCCTTATAGACAGGAACAACTACCCAACCTTTGGGAGGAAGCAGCTTCTCTTGATAGATGAACTGAAGAGCTTGATACGCTCCCGCGAAAGATTTTCCGAAACGGCGACCCGCGGAGATGAGAGTGAACCTATGTTTGCTCGCCTGCTGGTGGAACAGGAGTTGCTTCGGGGTTGGACGATACATCACGTCCATAGTCTGGACCAACGGATCTATCCCCGGTTGAAGGATCTGATTCTTCTTTATGTTCACTCTTCACCCGATAATCCGCTTTATCCATCTCGATGTTGATGAAGTTAGCTCTGACTTGCGTAGGCCGGACAACACCCGTACCCATGTATCCTTGGAGTTTGGCAGCCGCTTCCAAAGCGTTGAGTCTAACTCCTTCATTCTGGGCGGAGAGTCCCATGAAGAGGAACTGCCTAAGGTAGAACTCCGGGGTGAATGCTTTCTCAAACCCCCTGATTGGTTTTCCTTCCACGATTTGTTTGAGGGCTTGGGCCTGTTCACTGTCTTCAGGGTATCGTTGAGTAAGGGACACTTCTTCCCGCAGGAAGGACAGGACAGCATCTTCCTTGGCTTGCTCTTTCTCTTGTTCCTCATGGGATTGTTTTACCGCCTCTCGTACTTTCCTTTGAACTGCTTTCTTATAACCGGGGGATTCAGGATTGGTTATCATGGACTCTTTCTTCTAGGTAACCAACACCGGGGAGAGTTTCAGGTTGGCTTGGTCTTGCATCAGGAGGAACATAAACCCCTGCTCCCTTGAAGGCTTGGATGGATAGGGGGGAACTAGTCTCTCCCTTACGGTAGACCCACACTCCAAGGATGGCTCCTATGGTAGCCAAGACAAACCCCAAGAGCATGCCCAACATCCACTCCATTACTCTTTCCCCCGGTAAATAAAAGGGTTGGCGACTGAATTGCAATCCTTCTCATTATAGTCGGAGACTACTTTTGCATACTCCCCTGAATCCAACCGAGGATCAGGTGGGGCACAAAAGGAACACAATGGGGTCATAGTATAGGTCTTTTCAATCCCCTCTAGAGGCCAGAACCCAATAACCACTTTCCTATTACAAAAGAAGCAAGTCTGTCCCTTGACCCAAGTTCCCCGTTGCAGGCAATGAAAATCTGCACAGTTTTCATCCATAGGGCGGTTACAGTGGCCACAGATCAGCTTGGCTGGTTTGATGCAACTAACACAGGTCATGGGTGAATACCCCCCCAAGTCTTGGAAGCAGCGTAGAGTTGGGATATCCAATACGCTATTCCTAGGAAGAAAGTTAGGGAGATTCCTGCACAGACGAAGAGGGCCAACCAAACGATGGTATACTCCAATACCCGGTGGACCCAGTTTCTCATCGGAGCATCTCCACCAATTCCCAAGCTGGTTCTGCCCAAAAGGTATAACCCGTCTTTCCCTCAAGATAGGCTCGTACAAGAATTCCAAGGACGAGTCCCGTTCCCTCATCACAGACGGCAGACCCGGAGAGTCCTCGTTCTACGAATCCAACAACCCTAATTCGTCCTTTGACAAATTTATTGTCATAAGTCTCCAACCCTTTAGCTTCTCCCTCACAGACCCGTATCTCCGTTCGGTTGATTACAAACCCTGCGTACTTTACTCTCCGGGGGAACTCAGGAGGAGACCCGGCTACTGAAAGAATATCCCCTGTGTGTACCGGGGCGAACAGAATGGCTATATCTCTGGTGGTATGTTTCTTGTAAACAGTAGCTGGGAAAGATTGATACCCTTCTCCCGTATGTTGGGTTAGGATCAATTGGAAGGGTCGATTCAAAGAGTCTTCTACACAATGCTTAGCTGTGGCATAGAGAGTACCCTCGATATCCTGTCGGATAGGGAAGGCAGTACCCGCCCAACTGAATCCATCCCCATAGGCTCTCAAGAGAGCCGACCGTGTCCGTCCAATAAAACTCCCCCCGGGATCATGTTGGTCGGCTGACCCATAAGGGTGGTAAGATTCCCCCGACAGGGAACACCCAGCCAGAAGTAATAGTCCAAGCAGCCAAGCTCTCATGTTCTTCTCCTAAAGCTTATTTCCATTGTACTATAGTGGGGTGTTCGGAGAGAGTTATGGGAGAGTCTAAAGATAGCCCAAAGGCCCGTTCCTTCCCCCATCCCTTTTGGGAGATGGTATCTCGGTGGAACCACTTTGAGAGAGTTGGGAAGGAACAGGTATGGAGTCCCTTCCCTACCGTTACCCATAATAGATGGGTACCTAAGATTGGGGATGGAAATGATGGCCCTAAAAGGCCAGAATTTCCGTACCTCCCCTAGGCATTACGAGCCTAATAGGTAAAACCCCTGACCACCCCCCTAGGTACCCCCCTCCCCCTAGATTGGGGACAGAAGTAGTGTTGGGGACCAGATCAAAAATTGGAGGGGACTGACGGGGGTGTGGGGGGGACGGGATGGGCTCAAGAGGGGGAACCACTCCCCTTGAACACCTTGATGTTTTTTCTTGAAATGCTGATGTTTTTTTTTCTACCCATATTATGGGTAAATAGAGATAAAAAAGTCAAACAAGTGTTTGAAACAAGTGTTTCAAATTTCAAATGCGCGTTTGAATATTTGTTTTTCAATAAACTTGTTCAGTAAAATTCAATGTTGCCCAAATTCGCGCGAATTCCGCGCGCAAACGCATTGTGTGAATTTTATCGAAACGAACGGAATGAGCTTGACAACGCGGATCGAACGCGCTAAACTTCGCGCATGCGAAATTGGATTGAAAACAGCGCGCGCGTTCGCGCTGTTTTTTTTCATTCCCGTACGGTAGCAGTACGGGAGACCCCATGTATTCTTGTGAGTACATGGGGTTTTTTATTAGCTACATACTTTAGGAGGTAACATGAACTTCGAAATTTTCTCCGCCCCTCCCCGCCCGGAGTTGGGGGAGGGAAAGCTGGAGGTCATAGTCTACGACCCAACCCAAGAGTACATACTCGAGGGGTGGGTGGCGGGGGATATCCCCGCCCTCCTCCAGTGGGTGGGTAGGGTCACCGCCTCGGGCGGTGAGATTTGGTTTGAGGGGGAGCCGGAGGATATCGCTCCTCTGGAGGAAGAGAGGGGGGACAGGGTATGAGACTCACGTCTTGGGGAAGTGACCCCGAGTTCCACGCGATCCACCTTGAGAGTGGAAGCGTGGTAGATTTCTATTCATCCATCTCCCCTTACATAGGGGTGGATGGAAACGGAAGCACGGGGGAGCTACGTCCCCCGCCCGGCAAGACCCCTGAAGAGGCGTTAGTGCGCCTCGCAGGGGTTATCGGTCTATTAGGTCTTGAGCCTAACTTTAGGCTCAATGCCTCCCCTTTTATTCTGGGTAGCCAGAGGGGGAGTGCGGGAGGTCACGTGCACATTGAATATGATGCACGTGGCAGAGTGCCACAGGGATGGCCTGTGGCATTCCGCTCCGACCCTGTTGCTAGGATCAAGACGATTCTAGCAGCAGCTCTTCCCCAGTTCATCGGGGGCTCTTGGCCTGCAAGCCAAGTAGCCCTACGCCGTACCCATTCGAGGTACGGTGACCCCCTTGATGTGCGGGATGTTGAATGGAGCCCCGCACCCAACCATCATGGCATCGAGATACGGGGGATGCCGTCGTGGTTGCAGTCCCCCCGTCTGGCCTACAATTCCTTCAAGTTCTTGGAGGACATATTGTCCTCCAATAAGTTGGAGGATGATTATTCATCCCCCCTCTCTACATGGGGGATGAAGCTGTCCCCCGAAGTGTGGAAGAGGGATATGAGGGAGCAGTGGGGGTGGATCAGTGTCTCCCCCCACTTACCTATCAACACCCTTGACTGGGAGTGGTTAGGGAGGGTCTTTCTCCGCCAGGTGGTGGAGAATACTCGGAGGATACTGGTACTGTCCTCCGAGGGGGAGACTCGATGGGGAAAACCCATCGATGCCCACCAAAAGTACCACACCCCTTGGTTCGAGGGGGCGGAGGTACTCTTCCTATCACGGGGAGATAGGACTGTGGCAAAGATTACCCCCTTACTAGCAGAGGCTTTGGGGGTGGATGCTCCCGAATATCCTCCCATAGGGGCGGGTAACCCCGAGCCTCCCAGTGAGAAAGTAGAACCCCGTGACCCTCTCGAGGGGATAGTAGAGGGTGGTCACTGCTACCACGCGGGGGAGTTCACGGTGTTCAATCACGATGCGGGTATCAGTCGGGTAGTAGAGGATACCTGCTGCGGGGTAGGGGGATACACACCCCGTGAATATAGACACGAGGACAGCGGGAGGAGAAGGCCCATGTGCAATGTGGTCCCTAGGAGGACCACTCGGCATGATGTGGTCATATGCACAGAGGGGGAATGTTCCCCACGTAGGTTCTTCCACGTGAGAACTGCAGGGGGAACCTGTTATTTTTGTGGGAGGGTTGTCTAGTGTGTAGGTGGTATCTCTCATTCGGACACACTCACCCGAAGGGGTGGTTGAAGGTACTAGAAAGGCAACAGGGGGGAGATGGGAACGGGATTGCATGGCGTTATAGGGGGAAGTGGGAGGTACTTAGGAGTATCGAGCACAATGCTCGATACTTCGAGAGGGTACTATCCCATGTACCCTTCCCACGTATGTTCCATACTCGATGGGGAACCTCGGGGAGTACATCTCTGTCCAATTGCCATCCATTCCACAATGGGCGATCCTTGCTGATACATAATGGGTGTGTATCAGTAGGGAGGGAGTTGGGGGACCCACGCTCGGATACTGCCGTACTCTGGGACAGTATCCGTGGTCTAGGGGTACAGGAAGCTATCCAAGAGGTACGAAAGTTACTCTTGGGTAATTCCTTCGTATATGGTTACGGGAAGACTATATACATTCTGGCGGGCAAACAGATTGAGATACTAGAGAATGGGGGGAGATTACTAGCAGCAGCTAGCGAGTCTCCTCGGGCAGAGAGGGGATGGTCCAAGTTTACTGGAATACTTGGTCTAGACCTTGATGGGACGGTCCTATCAAGGGAGAATACGAGATGGGTAGAACCTATTCTACCCAGACCTATTTCATGGGGAGGGTATGATTCATATCTATTTCGATAACGATGAAATAGTGTTCTCTCAGGGGGAAGAGTCTATACGACTCACCCCTGAGAACTGTCCACGATGGGGGGAATTGGTAGATATCCTGCGGGGGATGAACACTAATATCCCCTACACGTACTTCGATATAGTGGGGGAAGCATGAACCGCCAACAGATCCGGCAGTGGCTCGATAGAGAGAAACTCCTATGGGCTGCCAGTAGGGGGTTAGCTAAGCTCCCTACCGTAGTGGACAATGAAGCCCGGTTCGATGGGAACCGGGCAATCACTCTGCTACGGAAGGTAGCAGAAGAGAGGGGAGTAATGAAAGAAGCGGAAGAGCTACTGGTGGGTAGTTCCTACCGTGAGGTAGGGTCTCCCAGTAGCGTCAAGTATCTATGGGATAGTCTCGTGAAAGAGACTGTCTCACGTTTCAGAAGGGGTGAAGAGTGAATGTACATATTTCGTGGGGTCTGGTCAATGTCAAGGAAGGGGGATATTATTGTAGGGGGTGTGTCCCCAAGGGAATGTCACAGATAGACTTACACCCGGTAGAAGGGGAGTGGGATTGCTATGCTCCCGCTTGTGATGTGTGTGGGACAGTATTTGAGGACGTAAACATCCTCCATAAGATCAAAGAGGATGGGAAGTGTGAGTACTGTTTGGCGAGGGGGGAGGAAGAAGTATGACTAATCGTCCAACCCCTTCGGACCTTGAACTCTGGCGGAATCTCTGCAAAAGTGTGACGAGAGAGGATATGGCGTGTATTTCTGAAGCTCGTCGCGCCCTCCCCATGCTTCTGGAGGAGGTGGAGAGACTGAGGGAGGCCCTACGCCGTATTCCCTGCTCCCATCGAGCAGGTTTCGAGGGAGGAAGTATGAAGATTTACTTCTCTACCAAGCATGGGGAAGTAACCGAGAGAAATGTACACTCTCGGTTACACCGTATCTTCGTGAGATACGGTATCAATGGGGCTTCTATGGCAAACCTTATTGGCTATTGGGGAGGGGAATGGGAGCCCTCCTATGAGCTCACAATCCTAGGGGAACCGTTGGAACTAATCACTGGCCTTGCGGAGGATATCCGCAGGGAATTCAAGCAAGAATCTGTCTTGGTGACAGATATGCAAGGAAAGACCATTACGGAGGTAACATGTACAAAGTAACATGTAGACTAGTCCTCAAGGGAGGGGTTCACGTTGATATCCTTGAGTACGAGGATATCAACGAAGCCATCTATGTGGCCCAATACCTAGCATCTATGGCGAGAGAGAAGGGGGATGTTTCTATGACCTATAAGAACGGGGTCATAGGGAGAATCCACTACCCATCCCGTACATGGTTAGTAGGGGAACGGGAAATTGTGGACCATCGGTATTTCCGCAAACTCTTGAACGATCAAGGGTTTGAAACAATAGATTTACAGGGGGTAAAGTGAGATTGCTTCACAGGGTGGGTTTCCTTTACGATGAGTTTGTCTCTTTGATCGAGAGAACTCCTAGAGAACTGGGGGTAGGTGATTACAGTTTCAAGCTGTACCTACAGGAAGCCAACAAGTATCAGTATATTCAGGTATACTGCCACAAGCGCAATGTCTCGGGGATGGGGAAGACAGCTTCGGAAGTTATCCTTGACTTCCGAAAGAATGAAGGAAAGGTGTGTCCACAATGCCACAAGTAGATCAAATGCCATTTGAGGTAGACCTATCTACCTTCGACTTCTCTAGCCTAGATCAATGGCTAGAGTGTGGGAAGCGGTTCCAACTACTTTACAGGGATAAAATCCCTAGAGTAGTATCCCCTTCCCTACTGGAAGGGTCCGCCTGTCACGACGGACTCGAAGCGTACAACAGGAGGGTACTGGAAGGTACCCTCCTCTCGGCTACCGACATGGCCGCCATCTTCAGAACGAGCCTAACAGAACGATCCGAACGGGCCGAACGACAGGCTCAGGAATTGAGAGGGTCAGGACTGGTGTGGGAAGACTCCCTCGATTTCATGACAGAACGAGCAGAACGATGGTACTCCATTTACTTGAAGGACTATGCCAAGATGTTCCCCCCGGTAAAGGTGGAAGAGTCTTTCAAGAGAGAAGCAAAGGACTCGAACGGAGAACCTTATACCCTTGTGGGAAGGGTGGATTTAGTTACTCCGTGGGAAGTCCTTGACTACAAGACAGGGAAGAGGGCTAAGACGGGAAGAGATACAGTTACTTCCCTTCAGTTATCTCTCTATTCATGGGCATTTGAAAAGGAGGATGTAGCCTTCCTTACTTTCGTCAAGAGTAAGAGAGGATCAGTGAAGCTGGAGAGAGCCAAGCGAACCCAACAAGATTGGGATTGGGCTCTCACTGTATTCGGGGAGGCAGTATCAGCTATCCGTAAGGGTATCTTCCCTTACACAACCCCGAGCAATCCGCTATGCAGCAAGGCGTATTGCCCGGTGTATAATGCTTGCTTGCGGAGTAAGATAAGTCCTGAAGTGGAGGAGGTGAAGCCATGACAGATGTACCAGATGATGGTGATCTTGCTGTGTGGAATCATGTGTGTGAGATGGCAACCCCCGGTCCGTGGCATTGGACAACATCTATGAGTTTAGTCGCTTGGCCCGAGCCCACTTTACACGGAAAGGCTGTAATTTGGCTCGACGAAGACCGTATCTGTTGCAATGCATCAGATAAGAATTTCATAAGTGTAGCTCGGGAAGCTGTTCCCATATTGTTAGGAGAAGTAAAGAGACTGCAGAAACAGATTATACAGGGATCAACTGAAATCGACCGGCTTAGGAAGGTTTTATGCAAGACTCCTTGTCCCAATCGAGCAGGTTTCGAGGGACCGGACAAGCAGGTTGAGTACCAAGACTGTCGCCAATGCGGACCCTGCAAGGCGCGGGAGGAGATCAAACATGGGTGATTGGAAACTCAGCGTTGGTACAAAACTGACATGCATGGAGGAATGGGCGAAGCACTCGAACCTAGAGGACTGGATTCGACAAGAGGACATCCTATGGTTATGCCGGATTACTAGAAGTCTACAGGACGCCCTCGCCAAATGCGATCCCCTTGAATCAACAGGGTCAACCCTTGAGACTTTATTAGTGAAGTGTCGGGTTTGTGATGGTAAGTCAATTCCATTCGACACAGTACGCTCTACTGAAGGGATTTGGGGAGCTATACCGGGAGGAGTAGAACATACGCCTGAATGCCTATGGCGGCAGGCGGTGGAGAGCGAGCTGTCGAAGCCATGAAAAAGAAACAACGACGGCGCGTAGCTCAACGGGCAGAGCAGGCGCTTTATAAGCGCCCGGCTGTCGGTTCGAGTCCGACCGCGCCGAATCACTCCTGCAACAGAACCTGTTGGGAGCCGTCTGGTGGATGCGCTCTTGATCCGTGGGGAGACAAGGATCTGGAACGGCTGATCGCTGAGGCCCGCGAAGAGGGGAGGCGGGTGGGACTGGAAGAGGCAGCGGCGATTGCGAGGGACAGTATCGGAGTCCATCGGGTGAAAAAGGGCACAAACTACTGCTTGTTCTGTCCGGCATGCCGCGCAGAGAGAATCATGGAGCGTATTCTCCTAGAATCCGATAGACCACAATGGGTGAAGCCATGAAGAACTACTCAGTATCCTTCGGAGCATTGGCTCCGTCGATCCGCAACCAGCTACCAAAGCTTCCAATCGAAATAGCCGATATGTTTGACCGTGATTCCTACTCAATCACGAGGCTGCTGTGCCGTGGTCTCTTGACCGATAGCGAAGGGCACAAAGCAAGGCTTCGGTTGATGAAGAAAATAACAAATGCAGTGAGGATTGCCGGTACGAAGGAGGTGAAGCGGTGACGGTGACGGACTTTTTGGACGAGTTCGGTCCAACCCACGATCTCCTCGAATTGCGCAGGGAGATGCGGTTTGCGCTGGAGGATATGCTGTCCGGTGCCCGCGAATGGGGTCGAATAGAAGGACTGAAAGAGGCGGTTACGATCATAGCTGCAACGGATCGAGCGGACGAGATCCTGCCGGACGACAAGCGGGATGCCTATGAGGCGGCACTTACGGATGCCGCGATAAGTATCCAGAAGAAGATCGGGGAGGTAAAGTTGTGACCTACAAGCTATATGTCATCGTCTGCCGGAATGGCCGGTACAAGCATGGAGGATACTCCGAGCCCGAGGATGCTGGCCGTGCGGCTGAATTCTGGAACCGGATGGCATCGTGCGGTCCTCATACAGTTGAGCACTGTAACCCATTCACAAAGAATGGGCGGTTTCGGAAGTTTTCGAAGAAGGGGTAAAGGCATGACCGACTGCTACCACATCTGGCGTTGCGTCGAGCAGGAGGGGCTCCGGATAGTACGGGTCCGGTGCTACCTGTGCTACCAGAATGCGGAGTTCTCCGGGCAGGAACTTTGCACCCATCCTCCGGAGTGTTATGGAGATGACCAGTGTGGTTCCCATCGGCATCGTTTCTGTATATGGTGCGAAGATCGGAGACAGCATCGAGAGATCATCCAGTCCCTGCTCGATATCATCGACGGCAAGCCTATGCTCGAGGAGGAGAAGCAGGCTACGTTACAAATAGCAAGAGAGGAGTATAGAATATGAATAAGGTTGATAAACTAAACACCTCAACATGGTACTGGTATGAAACTCGCTGGGAGTGTAAATTCTGTGGACAGGAAGTACAGGCTAGCCCTAAGTATGTCCCAGCTATCTCCTACCATTCTATTGTATGTCCTGTTCGACTCTATAATTTGATTGGCCCGATGGTACAAGCTATTCGGGTAGAAGCACTAAAAGAAGCAGAGAGCCTTGTATACCACCACATCTGTGGTGCAAAGTGTGACTGCCGGGGAGAGATTATGAGTGAGATCCGAGAGCGTTGGAAGAGGATTGAATGAAGAAGAAACGAAGTAAGACTAAGAAGGAAAGTATCCACGAAGATGTAATCAGGTCAGCTGCAGAGAGTAAGAAGCTCCCCCAATGGGTACGGGCTTTCTACGCCCAAGTAGATGCTTTGGGTAAGTCTAATAACAGTAAGTAACTTTCAACCCGCCAAGAACCCGCCATCTTGGCAGGTTTACCACCTATTCCCTTTGGGAATCCTTACCCTTCATAAGGTGGGGGGTTCCACCCCCCTACTCCCCCCGGTTACCTTTCTATTTCTATACTCAAAAGAAGAAACCAGAAAAGAAGAAACTCCTGAAGGGAGTTTCTTGCTGCGATGTGCGCGCACACCAACCGCGCACATCTATAAATTTATACGTCAAAATCGCAAACTGTTCAAGGTGAAATTTCAAAAATTTGAAATTTTACCCATAATTCATGGGTTGAAATAACTTTGAACAAAGTTCAATTTTCGGTCATAAGATTTTATCGGGCGGGAATGCCCGAAAATTTTAGGAGGTTCTATGGCGCACAACCTGTCCGAGGTAGGTGGTAGAACGGAGATGTTCTACCGGGGGGAGGCTCCTTGGCATGGACTAGGTACGTCCATTGAGGGAGCCATTACTGTGGAGCAGGCCCTAGCTTTGGCTGCTCCATTCACAGTCGAATCCCGCCCAATCCAGCAGGAGGGTAAGGATATCGAGGGGTGGAAGGGGCTTACCCGTAGTGACACAAGAGCCTTCCTTGCTGCTGTCCGGTCCACCTATCAGGTCTTCCAACCGAGGGAGACCTTCGAGTTCATGGATGATGTGATCGGCTCGGGCCGGGCCATCTACCATACTGGGGGAACACTCTGTAAGGGGGAAAGGATCTGGCTCACTGCTAAGCTCAAAGATCCGGTTATTCTCCCCGGAGAGGATACAGTTGAGAAGTTCCTCTTGCTCGTCAACAGTTACGATGGTACACTAGCCCTCCGTATGTTCTATACTCCGGTGAGGGTGGTCTGCCAGAACACCTTGACTGCTGCCATTGAAGGGGCAGGCAGTATGGGGATTGCCATCCGTCACCGTGGGGCTCTTCAAGCCCGAGTGGATGAGGCCAAGCGAGTGCTTGGTCTGGCGGATGAGTTCTACGGGAAGTTCAGTACCATTGCGAATACCCTTGCCTGTACACGGGTTGGATCAAGGTTGGGTGAGTACCTTGAGTATGTCTACCCTGACAGGAAGGACAATGACCTAGTCCGTGAGGCCACAAGAAAGCAGGTGGCCTACCTCTTTGAGGTGGGTCGAGGGACTAATCTGGTCTCTGCAAGGGGTACCCTTTGGGGGGCTTACAATGCGGTGGCTGAGTTTGAAGATCATGCCCGTAACTACCGTAAGCTCTCCTCCCGGTTTGTGTCCACCACAGTGGGTCAGGCTGCCATGACGAAAAGGGCAGCTTGGAATACGGCTCTTGAATTTGCAGGAGTAAAGGCGTGACCTACGAAGAGAAGGGTAGGAACTTTGCTTATGCCATCCTCTCTCACCTCCCCGAGACGATAGCTCGGGGAGCCCTGTCTCTCTATCGGTATAATGAGAAGGAGCTAGATCCCATAGATCTGTACGTTTCCTTCTCTATTGACCGGGAGAGTAGAACATTCAAGGAGTACAGTGACTCGTTCATTGCCACGGCTGCTCTTCGTGCGGGGGCCTATGTAAATGACCCCCAAGATGCAGTCGTTGATTATAAACGTACCCTTCCAGAACTCAGCCGAGTAGAGGTTGAGGAAGCTCTGGAAGCGGCAATTCTTTCAGGGAGATAGGTCTATGGCCACTGTAGAGAAAGCCCTCAAGGTGGAGCGCAAGACCAGCAGCAAGGGTAACTCCTATGTTACCGTCACTTGGTCGGGAAGTGGGAAGATCAATGGGTTTACTCCCGCCGACCTAGCTGTCCAAGAGGGAAGGAACTATAAGATCGAGGTGAATCGATCTGGTAGGTTCCCCAACATCACGTCCATCGAGGCGACTACCGAAGAGTCTCAATCGGCTGGCTCTGGAGGGTACCGGGGGTATGACCAGAAGGGGGCAAGGGAGGGGAATCTCTTGACCAATGCAGTTACCATTGTTACTTCCCTCTTTGCACTCAAGCCGGAGAACTGGGCTGAGCGTACTCCCCAGCAGTTGGCTGCTGCGGTAGCTGAGGTCAAGGCAGCCCTCTCGGCTGCCATCTACCCGGATGAGACCAAGAAGGACGAAGAGGTGCCCTTCTAATGAAACAGGTGCAGGAGCCGTGTCCAGACATGGTGAGCATACAAACCAATGCTGGGTCAAAAGGCTCATCTAAATTGCACGGCTCCTGCTTTCTTACATTAGGGTGTAGCGCAATTAGGAAGCGCGCCACGCTTGGAACGTGGAGGTTGTGGGTTCGAATCCCACCACCCTAACCAACTTTATTGGAGGAACAAGGTGAGTGATAAGGTGTGGAAACAGAGGGAGAGACTTATTGCTGAGAAATATTTCAACAGTAAGAGGAACCCTTTGAGTGGACAGAACAACAGGGGGGATGATCTCAAGCCCCGTAAAGGGGATGTTATCTACCCCTATGCCTTGGTGGAGATCAAACTCCGTAAGAGAAACGCCGTCTTAGAACGGGCCAAACAGACGCAAGAACAAGCAGGTGAGGACAAGTGGGTACATATCGAGACCATTGGAGGGGATCGGAAACTGTTTGCTGTGGTCGTTCCCCCCGAGGTTTTCGGGGGAGTAATTGCACTCCTCCGTAACTGGTTCGAGAAAGACTGCATATTGGGGGAGGGACATGACATGCTTCTTGACATGTATAACAACTGTCCCCAATGCGTTGATCGTTATGATCGATGCTTTACCTGCCGGAAGATTCTAGTTTACTTGGCTAGGGTCTGCCCTCATGGAGCCAGTGGAATGGATGAGTTAGTGGGAGAGAATTATACGAAAAGGAGGAAGTTGTATGATCTGCCCTCTACACCAACCGGGGGAGTGCAAGCCGATACCGGGGAGGGGGAGTCCAACCCCCCGATTCCTATTCGTGGGGGAGGCCCCGGGTAAGGAGGAGGTAGAACAGGGTCAGGTATTCGTAGGTCCAAGCGGTAAGCTCTTATCTAAAATGGTCAAGGAGATAGGGGCTACCCCCTGTCACGTCCTAAATGTATGTCCATGTGCCTTACCTGAGTTCCGGGCACCTAAGGCAAAGGAGATCGAGAAGCTGCGTAGACCCCTCTTGGAACAGATCCACCGGCTGAAACCAGACCATGTTATCTGCCTTGGTGCAGTAGCTCTTACTGCTGTACTGGGTAAGGGACAAAGAAAGATCAGCACCCTGTCCGGTAGACAACTGAAGAGTCCAGTACAAAGTGAAGTTCCATACTCTGTCTATGCTCTTCTCCACCCAGCTAACATCCTACGCTCTCCAAGGAAGATGGCTTCATGGACAGCCCATTGGAAATCTCTGAAGATGTACTGGGAACCACCTCTGAACCACCCCAAGACAAGGGCAGTTACCCTAGAGGAGGCTAAGGAGATAGTGAAGAACCCTCTTGTACTGGCGGTAGACTTTGAGACTACAACAGTACGTCCTTACCAAGGAGGGAAGATACGGTCCATTGGGTTGGCGAATCCAACGGAAGCGGTTTATCTTCCCGAACCCCATGCGGAAGCTCTGATAGCCACCCTCGCGGAGCGCACGGGTCCAACCATCTTCCACGGTGCATCCTTTGAATTGCGGTGGATACATAGCCGGACAGGGATGATACCACCCTGTCCTATTCACGACACTATGGTGATGGGTCATGTCCTTGATGAAAATGCCCCACGGAGTCTAAAAGAACGTGCTGTTTACGAGTTGAACGTTCAACGTTGGGATGACTTCAAGATGGCCTATGGGGACAAGTGGAGTGTAGAAGCACCTATTGATGTACTGGGCACCTACAATGCTCTTGATGCCCACTACACCCTAGTTCTCTCCCGGTTGTATGCACTCAAACTATCCAAGTCTTCCCCACTTGGTAAGCTCTACCAGAACATCGCCGCTCCTTCAGTACAACTGGGGGCAAAGATGGAACGATACGGGATGAGTGTTGATAGGGAGTGGATAGGTAAGGTTAGATACCTTTACCAACAGCGGCTGATAGATCTTGAGTTCAAGCTCTTCTCTAATGAAGTAGCTACCAAGTTAGCTGAGGAAGGTGGGTGGAGTAAAGGACGTTGGAATGTCAACTCTTCCAAGCAGACACAGAAGGTTCTCTATGATGGGTTGGGGTTATCACCCACCAAGAAAACCAAAGGAGGGAACCGGAGTGTAGAGCTTCCCATCTTGGAAGCCATCAACCCCAAGCCTCCCCTCCTTCAGACCTATATTGACTACCGGCACCTACAAAAGATAACCAAGGATTTCATTGGCAGCTTAGCTGCTAATTCCGTTGCCAACAGTGGGGTAATCCGAGCAGACTTTTCTCCCGGTCTGGCAGAAACCGGCAGGTGGATTGTCTCTGATCCCCCAATGCACGGGATTCCCGATGACCCCAATATCCGGGGGATCATCAACTCCCGTTTCCCCGGAGGGAAGATTATCTCTGCCGATTACAGTCAACTGGAACTGAGGCTCATTGCCCATCTGTCCAATGAACCCGTACTTATTGAACAGTTCCTGAAACCAGACGGTGATCCCCATTCTGCCTTAGCAGCTAAGCTGTACGGGCCTGACTTTACCAAGGAACAAAGAGGGATTGCTAAGAACGTGAACTTTGGGATGGCTTATGGGGCTGGTCCCGATAAGCTGGTTCACTCCTTTGGGCTAACCCTAGATCAGGCCAAGGCCCTACTGGAACAGGTAAGACAAGCTTACCCTACTTTCGTTAGGTGGAAGAAAAGTGTGGAACAAGAGGTTCTCAAATACAAGAGAGTAACCTCCTACTGGGGTCGAGTCCGCCACTTCCCCAACCTTGCTGACCCTAACGATAGGCTTACCGGGGAGGATTTCCATGCTCTCCGTCAGGCGGTCAATTTCCTTGTTCAAAGTATGGGGGCGGACCTTACCACCAAAGCTGCTTTGCTCTTAGATAAGCAGCTGGAAGGTAAGGATGCAATCATTATCCATCATATCCACGATGCCATCCTCATCGATTGCTCCCCCGAAATACTTGAACAAACCGTAAGTCTGGTCAATAAGATTATGACGGAGGAGGTATTGGAGAAACCATTGAAGGTTCCTTTGGCTGTATCCGTGACGGTCGCGGATCGATGGGGGGGAGCTACAGAGATCGAGAAACCGGAGGGATGGTAATATGGAGCCCAACTACTACGGCGGTAACTTAGGTTCTCTGGAAAGAAAACTACAAAGAGAAATTCATTTACTCCGTAACCGTATCGCTGCCCTAGAGTCCATGCTCTACTCCTCTGGATCAAGGGACGATGACACCAAAATGCTTTGTTGGAACTGTGGGGCTCACCTTACTAAGGTCGGTCAAGCGATTGAACACTATGAAGCTTGTCCAAGGAGAAACGGATGAACCAGTTTGAACTAAACCTACTGGGTTCCATTCTCCAACGGAACCGTATGGATCTCCTTGACCCGGAGATGTTTCAGGATGAGATTGTCCGGTCGATCTCTTTTACCATTCAGAGACTCTTCACAAAGAACTCTGTGATCCCGGATAGTACAGCTGTCAAGCTGGAATCTATGGGTTCTCTTCCTTCCGGTAGAGAACCGGAGGAACTAGAAGAAGCAGTAACCTCCTTAGATAAGAACATCTCCAATACCGACTACTACTTGGATAAAGCCAAGGAATACCGGGAGGTAACACGCCTCAATCGCGCCATTCAAGCGGCACAGATTGGTCTCACTGGGGGGGACATTCCCCTTGCTAGATCATGCTTGCTGGAAGCCCTGCGGGAACATGGTACTTCCTCTGACCGCGGGTATGGGGACGGCTTGGAAAGGAGATTGGACAGGTATCGGAGGGGGGATGGTATCTCTCGTATCCCCACTGGGTTCCCCACTCTAGACAAGGTCACTCGTGGGGGGTTGGGGACAGGAGAACTAGGTGTTATCGTAGGACTTGCCAAGGGTGGCAAGTCTACTCTCTTGGTCAACATTGGTGCGGCCGCCATGATTCATGGTAAGTCTGTTCTCCACGTTTCCTTGGAGAACTCAAAAGATCTTACCGAGGAGAAGTACGACAGTAGGTTTACGGGCCTAACACCCGCTGAAATCCTCAATGACCCCGGTTCCTTGGAGTCTCTCGTAAGCCATTTGGGTCCATTACGAGTCCTTTACCGTCCCATGAAGACCTTGGATTGTAGTGGTCTGCTTGGTCTTACCCAACTCTACAAACCTGATATCCTGTTGGTAGACTATGCAGCCCGCATGAGGGCTGCTTCCCATCGGACAGAACTAAGGTTTGAATTGGCGGAGATCTTCGAGGGGTTGAGGAAGATAGCGGGGGTCTGTGGTATCCCTGTATGGACGGCTCACCAAGCCAACCGCCCCAACCCTGAATTCCCCTCGGACCAAATTGGGATGGAAAGGATCTCTGAATGCTTTGAGGTAGCTGGGGTCGTAGACCTTGCTATCTCCGTCAATCAATCCGACCAAGAAGAGATAGAGGATATGGGTAGGATCTTCGTTATGGCTAACCGGATTGGGGAGGGTGGATCAACTATCCAGATACAACTTCAACGTGGGATATGCAGAGCCCATGAACCTAATTCTCTCCCCATGATAACCCCACCCCCCGCGCAGGGTGGGTTGAAACGGGAAGGTGGGGCCACCTCCTCCCCACCTTCTCAAGAAAGCAAACCGGATCAGATTGTTTCTGATCCGGGTGAACTAGATCCTTATGATTTGAAGGGGTTGCTGTGAATCCCCTAATCCCCCTTCAACGGTTACTGGGAGAGCCCACCTTCTCCAAGGATGGGGAAGAGGCCAACTTCCGTTGCCCCTTCTGCCGGTCCTATAAGAGGAAGTTGGGGGTAAACCCCTCCCGTCAGGTATGGCACTGTTTCCGCTGTGGATCTGGGGGGAGGTTAGAACACCTCACAACGCTGCTCCATGTCAACTCAATCCCTCCTGATTTGGGTACGATCGTACCCATCAAGTGGCCCCCCTTGGGGATTACTCCCCCCTCTGAGCCACCGGGGTATGTTTCTCTCTCCCGGTCGAGGGGTTCCAAGATATACGAGAGGATCACCGCTTATCTGTCCTCCCGTGGTATCTCGCCCGAACGAGCCGAACAGGTGGGGATAGGGTATTCCCCCACCTATCCCCTTCGCTTTATCCTTCCCATCACGTACCAGAACCGGATTGTTCATTACTTAGCCAGAGCTTACGATGATAGCGTCCAACCCAAGGAGCTATCCCCCCGGATTACCGATCATAAGAGTCAAGAGTACTGGCCCACCCGCCAATGGTGGCCGCGTAGGTTTGTCCTCTACAACTACGATTCCATTACTCCGGGGGGTATACTGGTATTGACAGAGGGGTTCTTCGATTGCGAGGCTGTCCTCAAATCAGGAGTACCCAGCATAGCCCTACTCGGGTCTGTGTTGACAGAATCACAGGCTGGTCTGATTCTCCAGAAGAACCCCTCTGCCATTATCATTGCTGCAGATGGTGACTCGGCATCTGTGGGGTTTGTACAAAAAGCTCTCAAGCAGTTGTACTATAGGACTCCTGTTCCCATCAAAGTAGCAGATATTCCCGAAGGGAAAGACCCGGATGAGTTGTCAAAGGAGGTGTTACTTGACCTGATTGGTAAAGCTCTCTTCCCCTCCCAATGGATGGTTCGTGCCACCCAACGTGGGTGGGTACGGACAGATAACCAGAACTGGGTGAAACGTACCCTCTTCAAAGAGAAGAAAAGGGGGTATATTTACAGGAGTGGTGTATGAAATCTCTCTTGCTTGGTCTTGGAGAATGGGTTCTCCAGATTACAGATTATGCCTTGATTATCCTCTCGGTTACTCTTGCCATTCTCCCCCTCATCTTTGTGGGAGTAGGGTTCTACTTCCTGTTCAGTGGGATGTGGAACGAGTTGATTGGAATCAGCATCTTCGGGTTGTTCCTGAGTGGTAAGCGTAAATGAGAGAAACATACCTTTGGGTCTCTGCTTGTCACCATATAGGGGCTAGGTCTTGTGACCTACCCAAGCTGGAGGGACATATCAAACGTGCTTTGAAGGAGGGGTGGAAAGCCATCCTTGTAGGGGATGTTATTGACAATGGGGTATCCGCCGGGTCCAAGCATTTGGGGTTGGAGTTCCAGAACCCCCTCACTCCGATGGAACAGATTGAACTGGCTTACTCCCTCTTCGAGCCCCTGACCCGGCGGGATCAACTCATTGGGATTGTAGGTGGGAACCACTCGGAGAGAACGATGAAAGCGGTGGGGAACCACCCGGAGAAGATCCTAGCTATGCTCTTGTCCAAGGCCCCCTATGGGGCTAAGGGTCACGGGCTAACCCAACTGGTCATTACCTACCGCCGGTTGGTCGAGACAGGTAGGTGGGACAAACCCAGCCAACAGGCTGAGTTGGAAGATACACTCAAGGAACGTTTCGAGGAGATACAAGGTGGTGAAGCAATCAACCAAAAGGTCAAGTTCTGGCCGGGGATCGGGACATTCCAAGTGGGGGGAGTGGGTGCCGTTTCCCATCACGGGAACCACACCCGCTCTCGGGAAAACTGGAACAGGCTTGAACGAGCCGCACGGGGATACCAACTCTACCTTACCGCCCATAACCATATCCTTTCAAGTGAAGTTGGGCGGGAAGACATACAAGGTAAGAGTAACCTTGCATGGTTCGTCTCTGCCGGAACCTACCAAGGGTACGAGAGTTACGCGGAAATCGCCATGTACCCTCCCCGAGTTACAGGGTCAGTTCTCGTTAGTATTTCAGGAGGTCAAGTGAAGGGAGTGGAGTACCTAATATGAAGAAGGAAGAGTTCCCCCCGATTCCCCGTCCCGGGTCAGAAGATGCGGTAGAGTTGGAGTGTAAGTGTCCCACAATAGATAATTCGTGTGGGATCGGCTACAGGGGTAGGGAAGGTATCTTCCTTATCAATGCCGACTGTCGGTGGCATTGGCCCTCTACTCCAAACTTAGTGTGGGAAGAGTCCAATGTTACCCGTAAGCTCTCTTTCCCCCAGCCCTGTATTGTTTGTGGTAGTCCCTCGGCTTGGACCGATGTTGATCTGGGTGCCTTGTGCAACCGTCGTTGTGCAAGGCGGGTTGAGTATAAACAGTTTCTAGATTGGAGAAAGAACCATGAGGTTGAGCGACGAGTTTCCCTACAAAGGAAACCCAGACCTACACGGAAAGGCAATCTCCGAGGCGGTAGCAAGCGACGTAAGGCGTAAATACTCCCTAGGAGCTAAAGAACATGGTGGGTTCTTGTGGGAGAAACCCAATCTCCCCAACCTTCACGCAGAGATTATTGACCTGATTGCCTACTACTATACCCTCCGGGGGAGATTGAAGGTTATTCTCTCTTCCCTTGAGGAGAATACAAGGGAAGGTCACAATAGAGCCATCTCCATGCTCCATGAGGAGTTGGGTGGGCAAGTCCCCCATCAAGTTGACGGAGAGAAGTATGAATGATGTGTGTGACCTTGAGAGCATGATCCTTGTATGGGAGTTTCATGAAGCTCCCGAGGAGTATCAACTCCTCTCCAAGAATGGAGGAGATGAGGATTGGGTGGTGGTTATCCACAAGACAAAATGGGATAGTTGGCAAGGTGTTATACCTAGTTGGATTACCAACATGGATACGAGAGGAGACCCTCATATTCACTTTGGGAAAGTACCCTATGGTGAGAATGAGGTAGTCATCATTGGGAGTCACTCATGACAGACTATCCAACCCCGTTTACCAAAGGTACTAGGGTAAGGTTCCGAGGAAATAAAGATATGGTGGGTACCATTCGTGGGTATGACCCCAGCATAACAGAGCCTGAAAACTTCAATGAGGGGTTGTACTCTATGGACTTGGATAATGGCAGGCTTACCTTTACCTATCCCTATGAAATTGAACTAATCCCGAAGGAGTGTGATTGCACGAGCAAGCAACTCATTGAGGGTGGTTGTGTTTGTGGAGGTGAATAATGAGTGAATGGGTTGTCCGCACAGTTACGGTTGGTCCTATTGAGAAGCACCCCAATGCTGATACCTTGGGAGTTACAAGGGTAGACGATTACCCTGTCATTGTCAAGCTGGGTGAATTCTCCCCCGGTGATCTTGCTGTCTACATTCCTGTAGACACAAAGGTGAACCGAACTGATCCTAGGTGGTCATGGATGCCTTCCTCTACCGTCAAAGCTAGGAGACTCAGGGGTGTATTCAGTATGGGTTTGCTTATTCCTACCAAGCCCCCTTACTTTACTCAAGATTGTGAACCCACCCATGAAGCTCTGACTGAACACCTAGGACTTACCAAGTATGAACCAGAGGTAAAGGTTGAACACGGGGAGGCCGAGTCTCCCTTCCTCAGTCCACCCAATGCACCTATCTACACAGATATCCCTCCTTTCCGTAAGTACTCCAATAAACTTACCCCCGGAGAGCAGATATGGGTCACCGAAAAACTACACGGAGCGAACGCTCGGTTTACATGGCACGAGGGTAGGCTACATGTTGGTTCTCACCGGATGTGGAAAAAGATCGGGTCTAACAGCTTGTGGGAAGTGGTAGCTAATAAGATGGGTCTGTCTCCTATCCTTGAAAGGTATCCGGAGTACGTTCTCTATGGAGAAGCCTATGGTAAGGTACAAGATCTAAGGTACGGGGTCAATGGTATCACAGCAGCTTTCTTTGATGTCTTCAATAAGACAACTGGTAAGTACCTCAATGAGGAAGACCTTAGGGCCTTCCTCCCTATCGTGGGTCTTCCTGTAGTTCCCACCCTGTTCCTTGGTACTTACCTTGGACCGGAACAGATATATCCTCTTGCCGAGGGTAAGTCAACCATCAATGGAGCTAATCACGTCCGTGAAGGGTGTGTCATTCGTCCCTTACAGGAGAGATGGGACGATGAAATCGGTAGAGTTATTCTGAAGGTTCATGGGGAGGGTTATCTCCTTCGTGAGTAACCTTCTCGGTTACCGCTCGAAAGAGCCCACCCAATAAAGCCTTGGGGATATTGGAAGCATCAAGCCTGTCAAAGACTTCCTGCATCTCTTTGACCACCTTGGGTTGATCCTCCGCAAGGAAGTCAATGAACTTGAAGATCCATAGGACCAAACACCCCTTGCACACAAAGCTGTCTTTGTACTCAGTCAGTTCCCGAAGGTGATAGTGAGCCTGTTCTTTGCAGCAATCACACTTGTACGAAGACATAACCACCTCCTATACTTTGGGAGGGTTCGCCTTGGCAGACGGGCCGAACAGACTGGTCAGAAAAGGGGCAACCCGGTGAATCCAAGGAATAACCGTAGAGGCCCAACCAACTCCCCGTAGACCAAGGAAAGTAAGAACAGACACAAGCACAGTACCCCATGTTCCCGGCGAGTCCAACGGCATAGGGACCATAGAACCATCCGGGTTTACCTTGTAGATTTGACCATCCGCAACTTTATAGTCTCCGGGAGGGAGACTATTTCCAATGTCCGACATGATTCCACAACCCACCAAGGTCATGATAATTCCCAAGGCCATGATAACCATCGGGTACTTCATTAGTGTCCTCCGTTTCTTTTAGGGGTGATCCACCCCTTTTCAATCATGAGTTCTCTCATCTGTCGAACTTCATTCTGGAGTGACCGCATATCCTTGATAACCCAAGAGATACCTGCTCCGATCAGTAGTTGTAGGATATTCCACCCATCCATACCACCCTCTTGGGTTACACTGCTGACGCAGAATAAGTTACTCCTCCCGCACGGAACCGGATGGCTCGAACAGCCACCCCGTCATCAAAGATCCATGTATCTCCATTCACCGGGGAGGATGGGTTGGCGGACAGAACAGGAAGATTCAGTGGAGCGGTGGAAGCAGCTGGGGTGATCGTTACCTTCTGATCTGTTCCGATAGCAATGGACACAGTTCCCCCGGTCTTGAACTGGAGGACTCGGGCGGACCCACCGCCTGAGCCTTTATCCGTTCCGATAGTAGCTATGTTGGAAGACCAGACCAGATCCAACCTCTCGTAGTTCGTGCTGGAAGTGAAGGTGTTATAGACCGAGAGGTTGTGAGCATTGGTGCCGTTCCGAAGTCCCAACCAGTAAGCTGCATCACGGAGGAGTACTAGATCCTCAGCTGTAGCCGTCGGATCTCCCGAAGCCCATCCCACCTGCCAAGCAGAGTCAAAGCGAGTAGTGTTGTTGTTCACCCCCATGAGATACCGGGGGGAATTACCCATAGCAAAGACCCACCGACCACTACCGTCTATGTAGAACCCATTATTACCTCCACCAGAGACGAAACTAAGAGCAACAGCAGAAGCTGTCCCACTGGCAAGACTAATAGTTTTATTACTAAGAGTTTGTGTAGCAGCCAAAGCAGCGATCGTATCATCTGCTCCGGGATCAGGGACCGTAATCGTCCTAGCTGCTGCCATCGAGGCGAACGACAGAGTGGCAAAGTTAGTAGCGTGGGCAGTCCCTGCTACCTTGAAGAGAGTACCAGAGTCTTTGTTGATAACCGGGAGGATAATAGTAGGAGGGGAAGCCTCCGACCCTTGCATAACAACCGTAGAACCTCCCCCTGTCTTGGACCCTACATCCGAGAGGTCAACAAGAGGGATTGACTCGGGCTGAACAGAAGACCCACCAAGATGAGATACAGACGGCATAATTCACCTACGAGACAGATTCCTCATACCATTCCAGAGCCCACTTGAAGGTGGGACCAGTGGTAGCCGCCCAAGCATAGACAAGGAAACTACCGGGGACGGGAGTGATAATAGCATCCTCCAGATCATAAGAGCTAACCGTATTGAGATCAGCATCAACTACATCATTGAGGACCAACCGGGTACCAGCCCCTGCCGCTGAAACAGTAATTGCAGAACCATTGTCATACATGGTAGCTGCCGAAGCAATGGAAGAATGACCATTTGGGTTCACAGGTGTAACAGCAGTACCACCGCTGGCGAACCTATCGGTCGTATCTAGAACGAGGGCAACATGAACCGCCCCACCAGCCACCGTCCCGGTCTGAACCAAGGTAAGACGGGAGAGGACCAGCCTCTTCGCTGAACTGGAGGGATTGCGGAGGAAGAGCATGGGAGCCGTAGCTACGAAACTGGTCCCCCCCGTAATCGTATCTGTGGGAGTTTGCTCTGTAGCGATGTACATACTCCCCAACCGGGAGACAATGTATCGTCCCTTAGCTTCTGTGTGAACAGCCCCTTTACCACCGACGGGGGCTAGATGCGCTCCATATCCCATGTTATGACTCCTTCTTTCCCAATTTAGCTAGTTCCTCATCCAACCGGGACATGAGGGAATATCTTTGAGCTTTATGGGCTGGGTGAACTGGAATCCCCAGTTTATTCACTACCCCATCCATAAGTACCTCATCCGCATTCAACGCATTGAGGAGGAACTTCAACTCCGCTTCGGTAAAATTCATGATTTCTCCGAAATCCAAGGCTATTATACCACCCTAAATTGCATCTACTAGGTCACCCAAATAGTTCTCCTTGGGGTAATCTGCGGTATTTACTTCACTGTGAGGGGTATCAATGTCCGGTAACCGTAATACCTTCCCAACCCCGCTATGCAACGTTCCGCCTTCAATTCTCCGTGGATTATCAGGGTCACCCAATACCCCAACCCGTACACCTCCCACCAAATGTTCAACGAGAGGAGCCCCAAAAGTCAAGGAGTTACTGACTGCTGCCACATGCCCGCACCCTTCGACACCACAGTAAACAACGGATAATGGCATTAGACCACCTCCACAGTAGCAGACATCGTGAGGAATTCACCCAGCCCACCAGAGGTATTTTGTAACCGAAGATCAATTGTATTCCCGGCCGCATACGGCTCGGAATCCGAGTCTGTAAACAGGCCCGTCGTGGCCGCGCCAATCGACACGGAGATTGCGGTAGCGGTCGTGTTCTCCATCACAGTTGCTGTGGTGGAGCTTCCCATGGTATTCGTGATTACACGAACCCGAAGCTGTCTTACGGTACGGGCCACTCGGGCGATTTCATACCGAAGTTGAGCAGTGTGCCCCTGCTCCGAATAAGCGTTTGAGTAGTACCGGGTAACAGTCCCCACGTCCTGCCCGAAAATCTGTCCTGCCCATGCAAAAACAAAGGATTCGGTTCCTCCTGAGACGGTAGCAAAGGAGAGAACCCCTGATCCATTCGTCTGGAGCACCTGTCCACTGGTACCGTCAGCCGAGGGGAGGGTCCAGATTCGATTGGACGCAATCGAATCGGGGGCCTTGAACCCTACATAGTTAGTCCCGTTGGCAGCTAACTCAAGAAATTGAAGCTCCCCTGTATTCCCTGCTGATGCTCCGAACGGACCAAGAATGACGGTCGGAGCAGAAGCACCGACAACGTGCAATTTCCCGCTCGGGCTCGTCGTTCCCAACCCCCACCGCTGCGACGTGTCAATCCGGCCAGCTTCGATGTTGCCCGTGCGGATGAAAAGCGTATGGCTCGTGCGGGTTCCGATGTGCCCTCCCGTGGCAGTTTCGGAATACATTTCCGTTGCGACGCCGCCGCCGTCGATCTCCGCACGGATCGTAACCGGAGTAGTGCCGCCGACATGAAGCTGAACACCGGCGGTAGGAGTCCGGCGAATACCAACATCTCCGGCCGAGGTAACCCTAATCCTCTCCGTTCCAGCAGTCGAGAAGGCCAGAGTATCGGCAGCGGGGGACCACATCCCTGTATTGAGATCGCCTGTAAGAGAGTAGCTTGGAGCAGAAGCAGACCCAAGAGGGAGGAGCAGTTGACCGGAGACAAGAGTAACGTTGGTTCCATCATCCGAGAGAAGAGCATCCCCCAATGTAGTAGCTGCCGTCCACTTGGCTACCCGGTTGGTAGTACCAGACCCACCAACAGCACCACCACCCGTTCCGATAGCAACCCAAGCTGCTCCTGTGTAATAGTTGAAAGCTCCCGTTGTAGTGTTGAAGATCAACAGTCCGGTAGCAGGACTACTAATTGCATCCCTTTGGGTAGTAGTCATCCGGGGGATGAGCAGTCCCCGGGTGGTACTGACCATATCCAAGAGAGAACTAACATTAGGGGTATTGGTCTGCATTCCAATCCCATTCCCGTCTGCTGATAGGAACAGTTGGTAAAGGTTGGTCCCTAAGATAGAAAACCGCATGGACATGGCCGCCCCTGTTCCTGCGGTAGATTGACGGAAAGCTACCTCATCTGCATCATCATCCACTCGGATATGGAATTGTTGTGTGTTTCCCAGATCAACATCTGCTTTGCTCTTTGCGCTCCAGATAGATTCACAGAATACGTTAGGTGAAGTAGCACTAGCTGATCGGAACATGCTGAAGTTGACCCCACCGGTTTGAGAGGCAACTTCCTTCATTAGGACGTTGCCCATGATCTGAACAGCATTCAAGTTAGCGAGAGTGGCGGAAACATTGAACCTATGGGTCGTAGAAGTGGTATTGAGCATGAAGAAGCCAGCGAACCAACCATCTCTCCAACGGAAGGAGGAAACTCCCCAATCCTGCCCATTATCAGCCCCGGGATAAAAGTGTCCTGTTGGGTCGAGGATTAGACGGTAGGCGGCTGCCAGATCATCATAGAGGTACAAGTTCCCATCAGGTGTGAATAGAGCAAAGCTACCGGCGGTGGCAGATGTCCTACGAATTCTGAGTTGAACAAACCCCCCATTGTCAAGAATATCCAACCGGGCGGAAGCTGCTGCTCCAACATTGATCCCAATAAAGCCCCCATCATCCCGGACTACAGAATCACCCAGAGTAGTGGAGCTTGTCCACTTGGGGATATAGTTGGTAGTTCCTCCAAGAGTACCTACGGTAGAGTATCCAAAAGCAGCACTGAGATTTACCCATGCCGATCCAGACCAATACTGTAATACCCCCAAGCTCACATTCCAAAGCAACAGATAAGCTGAGGGGGAAGCAATAGCATCCCTTTGGGCTGTCGTCAATCGGGGTAGTTGGAATCCTCCTGTGGTTGATTGGACAGCAAAGATGGCAGAAGCATCAACCGCCTGATTGACGGCTACTCTTCCTGAAGCATCAATCTCCATCCTCCCACTACCATCGGTAGTGAAGAGCATAGGATAGGGACCAATAGAACCAAAGACTACATACTCAGTAGAACCGATGAACTCCAACTCCCACTTGGCATGGTGGAATTGATTGACCGAGAGATACTCCTTCCCGTATCTCCACGGATGGCCCGGCCATCGAATAGGCCAAGGATGAGCCCCAAAAGGCTGTCTCTTATCACAACACTCGCAACATGGTCCTCGTTTCCCTCCGGGAGGGGGAAGAGGTGGTGGTTGTGGTCCCTGACCGGGAGGTGGATTGGAAGGAGGTACATTGCTCCCCGGCATCTTGGAGGGGAAGGGTAAGGCAATCCCACCGATACCCCCGGAGAACTTGAAGGGAATGACTACCATTAGTCTCCCTCGATCTCCCCGCTCATAAAGTCCGTTAGAGCGTTAGACCAGAAATCGATCTCATCTGTATTCCACGGTTCCACCTTACGGAGAACAGCAATCTTACGTTGGATAGCCCTCTCATAGGCTTTGAGCTGTTGTTGCTTTGCCCACTTGATCCGGTCAAGTTGTCCCTGACCGTAAGTGTGTACACCCATGGCTTTGAATAGACCCCACATATAGGTAGGCATGACGGGTTTCCCATCTGGGTCTACCGGCAGGCCGCGTGGGGGTTGTCCATTCACCCAACTCATGGACCCCTCAAGGGCACTCAAACTGACATCAATAGGAGCAAGATTACGGAGGAAACCTTCCACGGCTGTAGGCAGGTTATTTATAGAGAGGAGGGGCTGCTCACGGATCTTCCCGCTGATGTTATCGTACTCATAAACCCGCCCATTGAACCCGGGGAAGGTATATGGGCTGTCAATCAGCTTCCCCCGGTAGACAGATCGACCACTGGTAGCCTCTAGAGTAAGTTCAATAAGCGGGTGGAAGCGGGAAGCTACAGCTTGCTCCCAGCTACCCGGCTTCCCTATGTAATTAGAAGCAAAGGGGGATAGCCCCTTGACGGACATAAAGATGAAAGACCCGTTTCCAACACCGATAGGGAAGTAATCCCTCATATCGTACGGGAGGTCTTCCATGTTCTCTTTGGCATCCATAGCCCAAGTGGACATACCCGCCAACATCTTGGCCCTAGCCCTAACTCCAACCGGCATCTCCGGGGAGAAAGCCAGACGGAACATAAACTTAGTCATCCGGCTGGTGAATGCCCAAAAGGGGAAGATCATCTGGGCATATTTACGTTCAAAGTGACTGTGTTGACTGTAATCAAAGATGAACTCAGCAGCCCTCTCATACTCTTCTTTGAACATCTTGGATATCTTGGGATAGTCAGGACCGGGGATGGACTTGGCAGTGGTGGATGCTTGTTCAGCAGCCAAGATCTCTTGGTCATACTTCTGTATTGCTTGTGTAGCAAGCTTGACTACATCGGGGGGAGTAGCCTCAATCTCCCGACCCACAGCATCCTTGATGGTAATCTTCTTTCCCCCCGCTTGTAGGAAGTTGTAGTATTTGAGCGTCTTCTCATAATCCTTCTTGAGACCATCTAACTGGTCTTTAGTAGCTTGGAGTTGTTTAGTCCTAATTTCCCACTCCCCCCGGAACTCGTCGATAACTGCCATCTTGGCAGTGGGAGTAGCGTTCCCCTTTTTGATCCGCTTCATCATGTGCATATCCAGACTCTGATTCTGTTTCAAAGCGGCCTTAGCAGCATCCCCAGTTTGAATGATGGAATCAAGTACATTGATCTGTCTCTGTACTACAGGAGAGTTCAGAAAGTCTTTGGCTAGAATTTTAGGGGAAGTCTCAACCAGTTTATTGTGTTGCCGGATCAGTTTATTGTAAGTGACCTCAGCGTTGTGAATCCGTTGTTCTAACCTACTAATCCTAGCTCTGACAGCTTTACGTATATTAGCGGGAATATCAGGTTGTTCTAACGCTGCTTCATACTCACGGAGTAGGTCTTTCCTAGTTTCAATCTCCCCCAGTCGCCAATCTTCCAGTTTACCGGCGGACTCGGCAATGATGGGATCACGGACATACTCATTAGGACCAGCAGCCTTAGCCGACTCGATATCCTTACTAAGAGCTTCCATACGTTTGGAAGCCCTCCTACCCTTCTCAACAACCCACTTATCCGCCCTGATCTCTTCCAACCTCTTAGCCTCTCCCGGTCTTAGAACCCACCCATTCTTATTGAGGAATGGAGACATCTGTACTTGACGCCATACCTTATCTGATACTTTGACAGCATCCCGGGCATGAGTAAGGGAAATATTCGTAGAGAGAAGGGAATTGACTTGGCTATTGAGTTTGGACTCAACATTGAGTTTCCGCATGACCAGCGAGCCCTGTCTCCCCAATGCCCGGTCCAAAGAGTCTTGCCACAATTCTCTTTCTTGTTTTAGATGGCTGGCTTGTACTTCAGCCTTACGGCCAGCAGCCCACCGTTCATCCAAGAACCGCATGTACTCATTGGCATCTACATACTTGTCTTTAGAGAACAAGTCTTTGAGAGTCTGGCTAAAGTTGAGACCCATCGTATTGATTCGTTTCACTAGAGACCGACCATAGGTGGACCCTAATCCATTTCGGTATAGAACATCAGCTACGTTGGAGAGTTTGAGGTACTTAGCTACTGGGGGAAGCCATTTCTCCACCCAGTTTGAATAACCAAGTAAACCAAGGTGGGAAGCATACATTCCATTGATATGTCCCGGTAAGGCTCCCTTGGTTAGTAATTGTCTCCCAATAAAGATATCTTGTGGTTTACCACCTCCCAAGAAGTACATAGCCGCCCCACCGATGTAGTTGGAGGCTGCGTACATAGGACTAAGACCTAACCACAAAGGCTTCATGATTGCGTTGATTGAGTTGAACCCCCTCCAGATAGGCCCCCAGTCAGGGATAAGAGTACGCATAAACTCGTAGGTAGCGGCCTTGGGTAAGACCAATAGTTCATCCTGTCGGAGCAGTCCTCCCGCTCCCTGACGGAACTGCCAATACAGCTGGGAGATCTGGGGATGAGAGAGAGCTTGATAGGAAGCAGTTTGAATTCCCTGCGACAGAGTAGATGTAAGGGACCGATTACCCGCTCGGATTGCCTCCTCCATAGCTGCTCGCATCAGTTGAACTGTTTGGAATTGTGCATCTTGGAGAAGTCCTATAGGTCCGGCAGGGAAGATGACATCCGTGAGATTGTTTATCTTCGAGCCTTCTTTGAACAATTGTCCGCCCAACCCCCCCTCCGCCACCGGAGTAAGGGCAAAATCAGTAAAGGTTCGGGAAAGAATCTGTTCCTGTTTGAAGTCAATCAATGCTTGGGGGAGAAGAGAGCGGAGATCCCAGTTTACATCTTCCGGTTCAATCCCTCCCCCCTTACGCTTACGAAATCCCGGGGCGGGTCTACCAAATAGAGCTTGTTTGTTCTCGTCTATCGAGTCAATGAATCTCCACAGTTTACTTTGTGGCATATACCGGACGGGCATGTAAGTACGAGCATACCCCTCGGCTGCCATATACCGGTCCAATTCACTCATCATGTTTTGGATGGGAAGGGAGTTACGGGTTGGTTTAGCACCGGGGACAGTAGGTGGAGTTTGCCAACGGAACTCCCCTAGGTCATCAGAATGCCTAAGGAAGTCTATGAGTTGGTCATCATTCAACCCATACTTGGTCTTGAACCAATCCTGAATCGTCTTGTTGTACTGTAATCCGGTAATGGTCTTTCCCCTACCCACACTCACTTGATTGAGGAACCCACTCTTGAGACCTTGTACTTCCCTCTTCTCCGCAATACGTTGGAGAACAGGAAGTTGAGACCTTACATAGGGGCTCTTGATGTCCTGCACTTTCTTGGTCTGCATAATCAAGACTTCAGCCATTTCCTTTGCCTCTGCCTTGGAGAAGGTCAGCATATACTCGGTAAGGTCTTTAGGTGCTCGGAGTCCAAACATCTTTCGTCTAACCTGTCCCCCTCCATACCCCTCCCATACAGGAGTAAACTTACCCCCGGTAAAATCAGTTAGAAACTCTTTCAGATCTTTGGACTCATGTCCTACGTGGGCTATATACCGGATCATGTTCTTAGTGGCTGGGTCACGGAGGGCTAGACCCATACCTACTTTGAGCTTCTCTTTCAAGTGGGTTGTAAAGGGTACCCACTTCTCATCCACTACAGCCCCTGTAATGGGGTCTGTAATCTGGATGTCCTTACCCAACCATCTAAGTGGTGGGGATTTCTCAACCTTGGACCAGAGAGCATCCATAGCTATCCTGCCCCCGTACTTGGCAGGTTTAGTAATTAGGTTGAAAGGTAGTCCCTCTAGAATCTTAGCCGACTGTGCCAGTCTAGCCGCCTTCCCCGCATTGCCAGCTAGTGCTGCTGCACGAGAAGCACTACTCAACCCTTTGGCTACAAACCCATTGACAATGCTGACATCAAGAGCAAAGGAGATGGGGTTACGCCGGGCATATTCAAGGGGATCTTCAAAGACCTTTGTATAGTGTTCAGCAAAAGCACCCGGGATCTGTGATAGGGTGTCTTGTGCACTAGAGAGAAGGTCTACTGCATTATCATCAGTAAGGGGACTAATAATCATCCTCCCACCCCATACAGCAGTACCCACCACTGTACGGGTCATACCCATCACCAAGTTCTCCCAAAAATCATGTATGAGATCTCCAACAAACCCCCGTTCAGGTTCCCCCTGTTGGGGAGGTGGTGTCTCTACTTTGGGGAAAACAGGACGGTAAGGGCTCTGTTGCTTAGGTGCTTTAGCTTTATTGACGGCAGCCCGGAAGAAACCTTCGGCTCTCCGGTTATCGTCAGCACCGGAAACCGGATCGGTGTAGATAGGGGGGTTAGGCATTACTCACCCCCACCGGGAACCTGTCTCTTGAGTCCTTCTAGGAAATCTTTTAGAGCTTTCTTATCGGCTTCGGAGCCAATCTGTGCGATGTCTACAAGTGTCTTCTGGATCAAACGGTTGGTATCTCTAGCCATATTCGCTGCTTCCTTTGCGGTCATGTACCCTTGTCTGGCAGCAGCAGAAGCTAGACGATTATGTTCAGCTGCTTTCTCAGCAGCAAGCCTCAACCCCGCGATAGCAGCTTCTTGAGTCCTAGCTGCCCTAGCTTCCTCCAACCGTGCATTGGTCTCCCTCATATCCAGAGCCATACGGAGGAACATCTGCTTCCTTTGTTCTCGTCGCTCTTCCTTGGTAGCTGCCATTTGAGTAGCTGCTCTAGCTTGGTTTGCCCGTAGCTCGGCCAACTCCTGCCGCATCTGGGCAAATCGTTGTCGTTGACTCTCAATAGGGGCCATGATAACATCGGCTACCTGTTGGGCTTGACCAACCAAGCCACCCAAGAGAACGAGAAGAACATTCAATGGGGTAACTGCTGATTCTCCCGCTTCACTTTCCAGTAACCGGACCATCTCTGCTTCCGTGGTAGTTATAGCAGACCGGAACGGGTCAGGTAAACTCAAAGGATTATCAGCTTCCTCGGGAGTAAAGCCGAATTGAGCAGCATACTCACGGACAAGCGCATGAACATCCTGTTGGTCTACAACAGGACGCTTATTAGTCTTTGCTTGGTTCATCAACCGTGTTACATCCTGCGAGATAAACTGTTGTCGTAGTTCTTCTTCCCCTGCTCCAAAGACTCCAATACTCCCCAAAGCAGAAACAACAGCATCTGTAGCATAACTCTCCCCCCCAATCTCTCTCATCTGCTCCTGTACAGGGGATTGTCCAAAGTATTGAGAGAAGACTTCACCCTCATACATCTCGGCTCGTCTTTGTAGGTTCTTGATCGTAGGATCAGCTTTAGATAGAAAGTCAAAAGCTTGTGGAGACCACTCTGAGGGAGGTTTGAGAAGCTCTTGTTCCAACAAGGGAACATTCGCCTCATACCGTTGGATCATTGGCTTGAGAGAGCCGGTTAGAGCGACGTGTGCTTGAGTCGCTGCATTGAGAGCTTCATTTGCTTCCGTAAACTCCCTTGCCAACCGTGGTCGGGAAGACAATAGAGGAGGTTCAGACAATGGCCAAGTGGATATCTCCGGCCAATACCGAAGACTCCCCTCCATTGCTGCCTTCTTGGTTGTATACTCTTCCTGTGCCTTGGCTAAAAGCTGTTGTGATTCGGCCAAGGGTTGTCTGACCTTTAGATCATATTCTCTCTGGATTGCCGTTAGAGCAGCTTGAGCTTTATGTTGATAGATTTGCCCCCAAAGAGGATTATTCCTTACCCAATCAAGAGGAGGAGGTTCTACCGGTGGGGGTTTGACGAGTGAAGGAGTAGGTTCAGGAACAAGCTCTTCCTGTCGCTCTACAAGAGGGTTGATTCTACCCTCTTCCAACATCTTTTGGTAATCCGTCTTGGGGGAAGGGGTAACATCATACCAAACTGGAGTTTGAGTCTTTTCTTTCTCTTGCGGCATCTTTCACCTAGAACGGAATGGGAGAAGGTCCGGCGGCAAATAAACCTCTGGGACCACTCTGACCCAAAGCTTGGATAATGGGAGTCTTGGAGGAAGGAGAAGTGAAAATATTCTGCGGAACCGTGGGTACTCCCATCTCTGTAGGTCTAGAATAGGAGTAAAGAGTCTCTACCGGTCTAACCATCGTTTGACCCATCTTAGTTCTAGTCTGGTATACATTCAATGGTTCAGGTAAACCAGAACGGTAAAAAGCATCCCGCTGTTGGCGGTATTCCTCGTAGGAAAGACCCTCCATAGTATAGGGGCCAGTCTGGAGAGTATAAGTATCTGCCGGATCTGTAACCAACCCAAGAATTCTACCCAACCCGGTAATAGCTCCCTCCCCCGCTCCGGCACCCATACTACCTATGGCCGCAGCCACCTGAATTCCACGGTTGACAGGACCAAGGATATTACCCAACTTGACTTGTTCGCTCTGAGCTTTAGCAGCGGCCGCAACTGCTCTCAAACCCAACTGAGCAACCTTCTCTCCCCGTTCCAACCCATACTCAGTTCTAGCCGCCCCCGCCCGAAAGAGTTCTCGTTGGAGCTTCTCGGCAGTGCTGCCCATCTGCCCGGTAGCAGCCAACCTCTCTCCAAGCTCAATCTCTGCTAGGGGTTTCTCTTCCGTTCGGAAGGTACGGAGTTGTTCTCTTGCTAGACGAAGAGCTTCCTTGGCCTGTGTCTTTTGGTAAGCACGGGTAGCCCTACGTTGTTTAGCTGCACCGCTGGTTTCTACCCCAAGGAAGCCTTTTGCAACATCACCAAACGACGCCATTATCGACCTCGAAGAACACGGAGAATGGGAGTATCTCCAGCATCAGGGGATGGGAAAGCTCCAAGAGGACCACCCGACCGGAGGAGATCAGTGATTCCTGACTGTTGGGAGACGGGTCTACCGGTAAACCCGGAGATTGGACCCATGACATCCCCCTCCTCCACGGTAAGACCAGAGATTTTAGCTTCCCCAGCAGCTTGTCTTTCCTCAGCAAGCACCTTGTTGAGAGCTTTCTTGGTCTTCTTCCACATGCTCACCCACTTCTGGTACCTCTGCCAACCAACCTTACGCTTCTTGGTTTCCAGAAGGTTACTCAAGCGGTCAAACTCTGCCTGTAGCTCTTCCTTGGTTCGTTTAGCCATTACTCACGCTCCTGTCGTTCCATACCCTCGATGGCATATTCGTACAACTCACACCGTTGGTTGGTGTTTACGTGGGCAAACCGGAGACGGATATACCGTCCTCGTGGGGTAAGTTTCAAAGCCAACATCTTGGTAACTGTTTCATGGGAAGCATCCGAAGCTACCAGACTCATTGTACCTACCTGCCCCTCATCTTTACCTTCTACAATCTGATTGACGGTAACATCCACAGGAGATCCACCTGTAGTTGCCCTCGCCCTAAGCCAACACCGGGTCACATGGGCCTTTGCTGTGATCCCCGGATTACCCGAGTCGGGGGAAGGGAAAGAGAGATCAGGAGTATCCCAAGACATAGTAATGGCGGTACCGTCATCACTCTGAGTACCATCATATTGATTGATACGGATGGCAGTAGACTGTCCGCTCAAGAGTTGACCATTGTTTCGAGTGGCAAAGACTTGATTGTTCTGGTTAGTCCAAGGGTGTACTCTCCCCGCAGGTTCATAGTACACAAAGCTACGATCATTGGTACCATCATTGTTTGAGTCATAACAAAAGTGTATACGACCCTCCCGGTCTACCGCTACCACTGTAGTAGACTTACCTACCACATCCTGCCAGTCCCAGAATACATAAGGGTGAAGATCTTCAAGGGTGGAGGGGTTGAGGTAATGTAAGCCTCGCTCAGAGGCGAATACCACTCCACCCTTGTAAGGCCATACAGCATAAGAGTTGAGGGCACCAAAACCTACTCCGAGGTCGATTACATCAAAGTCTCGTGATCCACGGAAGTCAATCTGGTAAACATGCCATCTTTTGAAGACGTAGATGTAACCATAGGCCGCAATCATGGCTATGATACGGTCCCCATCTCTTCCACCAACTACAAATGATCCACCATCAGGAGTAGCCCATACGTTGGGATCATTCAGGGCGGAGAAATAGACCGTCATATCGTCCGCCCCGGCAGCAAAGAGGCGTTGATTGTGAACAGCCAGCAGGGTAAGATTGCTGGCTGGATTAGCAGTTGTGTTGACAAAGGCAGCATCCGTACCATTCCACCTCTGGAGGTTAGCTACCCCGGAATTAGCAGTAATGATAAACCCGTTGAGAGCAGCAAACCGAGTATGGGTGTCTGCATAGGTAACTGCCGCTTGTGTACGATCTGTCCATGAAGTACCACTCACTTCATAGATCTTACCCCCGATGGTGGCTAGAACGTGAGTAGCAGAAGTAGTCCTCTCCCATACATGGAGACCACGGATTGTACCGGCAACGGGGATGCCTGTGGTTCCATCAAATCGAGAATAACCGGTACGCTTGGCAGCTACAGCGAATCGAGCAGGATCTACGTTAGTACCCGTAGGAGTCTGGTCAGGTGCAAGAGAAGAGGCAGGGATAGATGTAAGCGTAGAACCACCCATTGAGAAGCCGCGGGTAATAGCCACACACTAACCTTCCATTCCCTCACCAGCACCGAGAGGTCTACCGATGAATGTCTGCATGTTGTAGGGGAGGATATGTTCATCAGCCCTAGAGAGATAGTCTCCCAACTCGGAGCGGAGCCTACCCATCTCATCCCGGTAGAGAGCCAGATATTGGGCTGCCTTGGCATCATTCTGAAGCATCAACCAGCACTCATAGCAAACCCAGAGGACCAGAGCCTCAAAGCATATATCAGGGAGATCAATCGTCTCTGTGTCGCTCGCCGGGTTCTTAGCAGTCCGAGCATAGTCTACAATCAAGTCCGCTTGTGTAATGGTCACTCCGCTGCTGTGAGCAGCAGCAGTCGTAGGACCAACTCCCCTAACTACATTGGTTAGAGTGCTGCCCGTAATCGTTCCCCAGTAAATCCATTCACTCTCGATCTTGGCAAATCCACGAGTACGAAAGCCGGAGACAGAGGTGAGAGAGATGGTAGTAGCAGTGGAAGTAGCAGAACCGCTGAGTGTGGTGCTTGTAGGAGCAGCTGAAACAGGAGGTTCCAAGTGAAGGAGAAGACCCCTCCGACGGGTCCATGCGGGGTCAGGACCGGCAGTAAGTTGTGTAGCTGGGGCATAAACAGGGAGAAGAGAAGCAGGAAGCACCTGCAATCTCCCCCGGTCCTTCCACTGAACATCGTGAATTGTGATGATCTCAACGTTCTGAACCGGGTCCACGGAAGCACGGACATCTACATCTTCCTTGTAAGCCGTGTGGATTACCCCACAACGATCCTCATGAATGGGGATCTTCATGGAGATGTCACGAATACCATTCTTGACGAAATCATCCAATGTAGCAACCGTAAAGGACATATTGGAAGAGTCCAGTACCCGGTTGCTTACTTTGGTTCGTACATCTGTGCGGAGGAATCCGGGCATAGTTCACCAAAAGAGGGGTACTAGGGCCGGGATTGAACCGGCCCTAATACCAGAGAGTCCTATCCAACGAATTCGCAGATCTTGGTATTACCCGCCGAAGCGGTCTCAAGAGCTTGAGCCACAACGTACTCCGTTGCAGCCGACTTGACCTTGAGCCGTCCAGCTGTAGTGCTACCAAGAATGAGTTGATCCCCGACAGCAACCGTTGCGTCGGCAACATATGAACCAACCCCCCTACGGAGGAAGAGCCCATAACGAGCAGCCGTAACTGCCGCCTGAGCCACTCCAGCGAAGAGAGCTTTACCTGCGTCTCCCACAGCTGCCTTGAGGATCTTAGTCCCCGTCACTCCCGTATGCACAACCGCAAGGTTGGCAGTCGTAGCCGCCGACCCTTCGTTATTGAGCATGTAATAGAAGACGTTGAAAAGACCACCCACTTCCCAAATGACAGCCGATCCGGGCCGCATTTGTGCAGCCGTATCGTCTACATCGGCGGGTGCGCGGGCAGATCGTCCATAACCGAAATCAGCCATATCATCACCTCTTACGACAAAGCCGTGAAGCCAGTGAACGCACGGCGGGCGGCAACACAAGTCTGCGCCCACACGTCAATGGAGACACCGACAACCCATTGATCCTTCTCGACAGGCCACGACTGTTTACGCCAGTTGTGGAGCGGGAAGTACTTCATCTTCAACTGGTCTTTGGGGAAGATGAACAGATGACTGGCCGGAGCATAAGGGTCGGGCATGAACGTGACCCCTCGAATACGCAGAGACTCAACTCCGATATTCGCAGCATTCTGAGTCTGAATCCGATAGATCAGACCAGAGGTGCCGCTCTCCGCCAGAGTGCAGAGCTTATCGTAGATCGTCTGCGTAGTGAGTCCCGTATCAGGACGGTACCCCACATCCCACAGAGCCCCGATCTTCTTCTCGACCGTTTCCAGCGTCAAGCTGGCAAGGGCCGTAGAAGTGTCAACCGAGGTGGGAGCCCACGCAGAAAGGGTGGTCGTAGACACTCCACCAACGGTATCCGAGGCTGTGGTGCTGATGACACGACGGAGGCCCAGCCACTTATCAATGGCTGCATCCGCCGTACCATAGAATTCCGAGGAGAGGTTGAGAGCCAGATCTTTGACCAACAGTTCCGACTTGGTTCGGAGCAGGTCAACCACGGCATGTTCACCACTGGCACGGCTGTAGTCCGCCTCGTCTTCAGGGAGATAAGACGTATTGACAAACTGTGCCAAAGTGTAGTCTACCGCGTCCAACTGCCGACGAATCGTGGTAGGAATCGTTTGTTCCCCGCGATAGGCGGTAAAGTTGGAGAGACCTTGGTAGGCGATGGGAACCCGGAAGGAGTTGCTCCGAACCGGCTGACGCATACCCATGACCATGTTCAGCCCCGGAGTCTCCTTATAGAAGTTGTCCTCTGCACGAGGGATGAAATCCTGAATCATCGCCATCGCCAGTTCGGACGCATAGTTAGGCATGGTTATTCACCAAGAGATTTGAAGGAAGGGAACTTCCTCAATACATGACCAAGGAATTCACTATCCTCCATCTTCCCCACCGGCTTGGCAGGAGGAGGAACCGAAGGTGCCCCGGAAGCAACCGGGACAGTAGCTTTAGGTTCCGCAGCTGCAGGAGCAGGGGCAGTCTTGGGTTGATAGGATACAATACGGAAGACATCCTCGAACTCGGGGAGGTCACCCGTCTGGTCCACCCATTGATCCAACTTGTCGTAGAACTTCACCTTCTGTTCAGGAGTAAGTTCTCCGTACTTCTGTTCCAGCTTCTCCAACCGATAGTCAATTGCTGTTTTCAGCATAATCGCTTCGGATACGGAGACGACAGGACCAGTATCCTCTTCCTTTGCCGGAGCAGGAGCTACCTGCTTAGGCTCAGGGGAAGGGCGTGGATTGGCCCGCTCCATAGACTTTTTCGTGTAGGCTCGCTTCCAGTTCAAGTCCATCTCCTTCATCTTTGCTTCCTGTGCAGCAAGGAGATTGGGAACTTCAGACAGCTTGACCACACGGCCATCCGACAGGGTAATTGTAGGTTCCGTAGACTGCGGTGCGGGGGTCGATTGACTCGTCCCTTCCACAGCCCCCTCGGTCGAACCTTCCACCTCGGGAGTGGATTCCACTACATCAGGCATGGAAACCTCAAAATAGGGGTTCCGGTCGTATTGATCGGATTACCCTTGTGAGAGCATTATACCACATAAATTATGGGTAGTTATAGAAAAGTTGGGTTATACAGGAAGCTAGACCCCCTTGGGAGAGGGTCTACCCCTATAATTATTTTTATCGAAAATGGAAAGAAAGTACTGAACAGTTTGCAGTTTTGACGTATATATTTATGAAGGTGTGCGGATGATAGAAGCACACCTTCGCTGGATAAACCCCTCACTAATCATTCGGGGTTTATAACAAGAGAAAACACATTGAGAGATGAGTTTTCTTTCTTTTATTGTTCTTTCTTCGAGTTAGGGGATTTCATCGAAAGATGAAAGACCCTAACGGGTATGGGTATCTAGACGTGAACGACCGAAGGGTAGTGAACGGGTTAGTAGGCCTCGCGGCGACCTTTGGCCGCGAGCTTCTGGTATCTCTCTTTACCGTACTTCTTCCTGCCGATGGCGGCAGCTAGGGCTTTAGGATCTCTAGCCCCTTTCCTCTTGAGCTTGGCCGCAAGCTTGGCAAAGCGGCCACCACCACCTAGTTCCATCGAACCTGCCATAACTACTCCTGAATTGGCGGCTGGCCCTGCTGGGCAGCCATCATCTGCTGCTGCATTTGAGCTTGCTGAAGCATACTTGCTTCCTGCATAGCCTGTTGTCTCATTCGAGCCAACCTCTTCCACTCCGGGAATCCAGAGAACTTGAGAAGGGTCTCAATGTCCAGAGCATTCGCTTGGAACAGGAGGAATGCTCTCTGGAACATTCTCTCCCGGTCCTCCTCCTTCGTGGAGGAGAACTCCACTGATACATCAAACTCTGCCGGATCTTTTAGACTATTGAACCCTGCTGTATTGAGAGCCGTGAACTCCTGTCCTTCCCCCTCCCCCATGATCCGGATATAGTCCCTCTCTCCCATGAACTTGGACATTCTAGCCAGCAGAAGTTTACCCATTCTTCGGAGGGAATCTCCCATCCAACTAGCTTCCAGTTGAATACGGGAAGAGGCTAGAGAGGACAACCTACTGATGGCTACTCCGCTCTCCACACCGGGAGGGAGGGCACCTCTCAGTACATCCACCTGTCCGGTAATGTCATTGATCCTTGCGATATCCCCCTGTTGTGTGGAGAAGAGGGAAGCTACCGTATTCAAGTTAGGAGTAAGCCACTCCGGCCGGAAGGGATAG